AACTACGAACACCAGAGAACGACAGAAGGTCGTGAGGCTATTGTGAGAATAGCAAGATATGCTACTAAGAATATGATGAGGACTAAGATGAAGTCTGATCATTATGCGAAGATAGTTGATGCTTGTGTGAAGGATTTAGCAGTATATGGAATTGAACAAGACTGATCATAAGCCTAACAGAAGGCAAAGGAGAGCGATGATGAGAATAGGTGATAGGATTGCTGATAGGATCATCAAGCAGGATGCAATTAAGAAAGTAAGAGATGAGAAGAAAGAGGAAACATATCAGGGAGATAGAGAAGTATCTGGAGATGCTGATGATAGATCAAGTGAATCTAACGATTCAAGCAAGTAGGTTTGGATGGAATGATGAGATCCAGAAGCAATTAGGTAATTCAGCATTGCTGATTAGAAAGTATCAGAGAAGGCTGAGGTTAATTAGAATGTGATGAATAAATACTTAGATATAGAGTTATTCTCATTCAATAGAATAGAGAAGAAGTGGTGGAATATTACATTCCTAAGGATAGCATCAGGGAATTGGAGTTATCACATATTTATGGTAGAGGAGAATCTAGATGGATTATTTATTGAGTGGTTTAAGTTGAATATCACTAAATGAAAGCAGGATCTGATCTCATATTAGTGAACAGAAACAACTATCTAAAACTATTGGAGATCATGATCCAGATAGATAGGAGAGGGAAACTTGCTCCTCATGAAAGGGAGTTTTTGCGTAACTTAGTTGATTATTAAAGGGTTCTATAATTATGGAGAAGGTAGATATTAGGCAGATCAGGTCAAATCCTGATAATCCAAGATTCATCAAGGATTACAAGTTTGAGAAGTTAGTGAAGAGCATCAAGGAGTTTCCTGAGATGTTAGAACTAAGACCTATTGTAGTGAATCAGGATATGATTGTTCTGGGAGGGAATATGAGATTGAAGGCTTGTGAGGCAGCAGGAATTGAACAAGTACCTATCATCTTTGCAGATAACCTTACAGAGGAACAACAGAGAGAATTCATCATTAAGGACAACTCCTCATTCGGTGAATGGGATTGGGATCTGTTGGCTAATGAATGGAATACTTCTGATCTTATTGATTGGGGTATGGATGTGCCTGAAGAATGGTCTTTAGATCCTGAGGAGTTAGGAGAGGACTTCAGTCTAGCAGATGGGGATAGAGAACCATTTCAGCAGATGACCTTCAAACTAGCAGATGAACAAGCGGAGCAGATTAAGAACGCTCTGGATGATATCAAGAAGCTAGAGGAATTCAAATATGTAGAAACCTTTGCAAATGAGAATGCAAATGGGAACGCACTATATCTAATCATTATGCAATGGGCAGAGCAAAGGAAATAATAGTTAAGGTCATTCCAACTCCAGAGGCTAATGCCTTTGTGAAGAAGCATCACTATTCTGGAAAGGTAGTGATGAATTCTGTCCTGCACTTTGGAGCGTTCCTAGATGGTAAGCTACATGGAGTAATGAGTTATGGAAATCCTATTGATAAGAGAAATGTTCTTCCATTTGTTAGAGGCACAAAATGGAATGAGATGCTAGAGTTGAATAGGATGGCTTTTGATGATTATCTCCCAAAGAATAGTGAGTCCAGATGCATAGCAATCAGCATCCGACTTATCAAAAAGAACGCACCTCATATCAGATGGATACTATCCTTCTCAGATGGTACTCAATGCGGTGATGGAACAATATACAGAGCATCAGGATTCAGCCTCTGTGGAATCAATAAGAACTCCACAATATATAGACTCCCTAATGGAGAGACTATTGCAAAGCATGGAACAAGCAAGAGGGATTTTACAGGAGCAGAGAAACTCAAGGGATTCCAATTAAGATATCTCTACTTCATAGATAAGAAGGCTAAGGAGAATCTAACTCTTCCTATCATACCATTCTCTAAGATTGATGAGATAGGAGCAGGAATGTATAAAGGGGAAAAAATAACCCTCCAAGAGAGGAGGGCTAATTAGAGCGGTAAGGTCGGATTGAACGCCTCCTTCCTGCTGGATGCAGGATGTGCTACCATTACACTATTACCGCATTTGATGATTACAATATACAAAACATTTGTCAAAAACAATGGACAAAAATAGACAACATAAAAAGGCGATGTTAGAAGCCCTAGAGAAATCTCTGGGAGTAGTAACCTCAGCCTGTAAGAATGTGGGGATAGCAAGATCTACTCATTATCTGTGGTTAGATACTGATCCTGAATACAAGAAAGCAGTAGATGACATCTCTAATGTGGCTCTGGATTATGCTGAGAGTAAACTCCATAGTCAGATAACTAAGGAGAATCCAACGGCTATTATCTTCTATCTAAAGACAAAAGGGAAGAAGAGAGGATATGTGGAGAGACAGGAGATATCTCATGAAGGAATCAAGACCTTCCAGATAGAGGAAGTGGATGAGCAAGATCCGAGTTAATAAAGTCTTTGGACATCTAAAGAGATCAGATAAAAAGATCATAGTAGAGCAGGGAGGAACGAGGTCAGGCAAGACCTATAACATCCTCCTCTGGATCATCTTCTATTATTGTGATAAGAATGTAGGTAAGACTATTACAATCGCTAGAAAGACCTTTCCTGCAGTTCGCTCTTCTGTGATGAGAGACTTCTTGGATATCCTAAAGGGAGCAGATCTATATAGGGAGGAGAATCATAACAAATCCAATTCAGAGTATATTCTTAATGGGAATATGATAGAGTTCATCTCTATGGATCAGCCTCAGAAGATCAGAGGTAGAAAGAGGGATCTGGCTTTCTTGAATGAGGCTAATGAACTGACCTTTGAGGATTGGCAGCAAATCATCTTCAGGACTAATGGGAGAATCATTCTGGATTATAACCCTTCAGATACATTCCATTGGATCTATGATAGAGTGATTCCTAGAGAGGATGCTGATTTCTATCAGACCACTTATCTGGACAATCCATTCTTAGATCAGACTATCATAGATGAGATAGAGAGATTAAAGGAAACGGATGAGCATTATTGGAGGGTTTATGGTCTTGGAGAAAGAGGAACAAATAGGGCACAGATATTTCAATTTACAACGATCCAGAAGATTCCTGAGAAAGCATCTTTTCTGGCTTATGGTTTGGACTTTGGATTCACGAATGATCCTAGTGCATTGGTGGGATGCTATCAGGAAGGTACTAATCTTTATTTTGAGGAACTTCTTTATTCTACTCGCCTTACTAATCAGGATCTGGATAGAGAGTTCAGGAAGTTAGAGATAGGGAGGTATGATGAGATCTTTGGAGATTCAGCAGAGCCTAAGAGTATTGAAGAACTGCACAGGATGGGATGGAATATCAAACCTACTCAGAAGGGATCTGATTCCATTAATGCAGGGATAGATATGTTGAAGAGATATAAGATCCATATCTTAGGAGCAAATCTTATGAAGGAGATGGAGAATTATAAATGGCTAGAGGATAAGAATGGAAACCTCCTCAATAAGCCAGAGGATAAGTATAACCACGCCATTGATGCATTGAGATATGGTGTATACAACAAACTAAGCAAACCTAATTATGGGAGATACACAATCCGTTAGCATTCAGATTCCAGAGAATCTAGGAGATATCAAACTATCTGCTTACAAGAAGTTTCTTCTATTAGCGAATGAGGAGAATGGTGATGAGATGGCTCTCTATCATTTCTGTGGATTGACTCCTAATCAGCAGGAGGGAATGAAGAAGAAGGATCTGGATGAGATAAGATTCCAGATAGGAGAAGTATTATCTGAGAAACCTGCTCTAATGAAATCATTCAAGTTCAAGAATAAGGAGTATGGCTTTCATCCTAAGATAGAGGACATCTCTATGGGAGAGTATATAGATCTGGATACATACCTCCAAGAGCCTTACAAGAATGCTGAGAAGATATTAGCAGTTCTATATAGACCTATCACTAATAAGATGTTTGGAAGGCATAGCATAGAGAATTATGATCCAGATAAGCATCATGGGGAGGGATTTCAGGATCTATCTGCTGACATCTTTCTGGGTTGTCTGCTTTTTTTTTATCGTTTAGAAACCAACTTACAGATAACTTTCCTGAGATCTTTAGAGAAGGAGAAGAAGGATATGATCAACAATCATATTTCAGTAAGAAGTGGGGATGGTATGGAGCAGTTCATCAAATTGCTAGAGGGGATCTCCTCAACTTTGAGAGGGTAACGGAGTTGCCTCTGAGAACCTGTTTGACTTATCTGGAGTATGAGTTGGATAAGATGGAGGTAGAAAAATCTATCATGAAAAAAAATTCCTCCAGAGGTTAGGTTATTAAAGTTCTTTTTTCATATCTTTG